GGGCGCGGTGATGACGTGTTCCCAGGCGGGTCCCGGTGGGACCGCCCACAAGCTGCCGCGGCCGACGTCGAACATCTCGACGCCGTTGCGGGTCACGCGCCCGTTGCGGAGGTTCACGACGTGCGTGCCGCCGGCGGTGGCACCGCTCACGGTGAACGTGCCTCCCGGGGAGGTGATCGCATAGGAGGCGGGGGCGTCGAGGACGACGATCTCGGGGAACGCGGGGAAGTTGCCGCGGTTCGCGACCGGGACGGGGAACCCGCGCGACGGGAGTTCGCGCGGGTCGCCGTAGCGGCGCGGATCCGCGAAGGTGACCTGCAACTGGAAGGACCCCTGGTACAGGCGGGCGCGGACCTTTCCGATCTCCTCGGCGACGGCGAGCGATACCCGCCCGCGCGCCCACCGCTTCCGCCCGTGCTGGTGGACGTCCACGACGGTGCGGCCGACGCCGAGCAAGCCGGTGACCTGGTCGGCGAGGCTGCCGAGCTCGACCTCGGTGGGCGCGAGGAGGTGCCCGTCGATGGTGACGACTCGGGGCCCGAGGTACACCGGGACGTCGTGCTCACCGTGGGACACGGCCCGCGCGAGCGCTTCCCGGCGCGTGGCGCTGATGCCCTGCCACCCCTGGAAGCCGTCCGGCTTGACGAACAGCCCCCAGG